GAACCGGAGCCGCCAGCAGGGCAGCGCCTGCCAGCAGGTATCGCCGCGAGGGCGTGAATGTGGTATTCGGCTTGTCAGCCATGACGTGATCCTCAGATGATCCGTTGCGGTTAAGGCCGGTGCGGAAGTTGGCGCTTCCCATCGGCCTGATTTTTTGATAACTCAAATTCTATGAGCGATCAAGACATTTCTGATAACAAAAAACGGCGAGGGCGCCCGGCCACCGGCACGGGCGAACTCATAGGGTTGCGGTTGCAGCCCCGCCTTCTCTCCGCGCTGGATGCGTGGATCGAGAGGCAGCCCGAGCCGAAGCCGGGCCGCCCCGAGGCGGTTCGCCGTTTGCTGCTTTCCGCCCTCGGCCTTCAACCCGAGAAGGACTGATCACTCCACCTCACTCATGGTTCGGCCGGTGGGGAAGCCCCGGCCGATGCCGCGCATTGCCGAATTCAGCCGCTCAAGATCGGCAATTGCCTGATCGACTCCGGTTTTGACCGAGGCCGCGAGAGCCGGGCCCGGCGTTTTTGCCGCCGCAGCTACATCATCCAGAGTGTTTTTTACTGCCTCGACCTTGGTGACTGCGTCGTCGAGCGGCGCCACGTCGAAAGAGCCGGGTCTGTTCTTCCGCTCAGGCGGAATGGGCAGGCCGGGCAACGGTCTCGAGAAGCGCGGCGCGCGATCCTGCATGTGGTGCGCCATCTCGCGAATTCTTGCGAAATCCGCCACATGCGCACCGGTCATGCCGAACAGGGTAGACCCCCTGTTCGCCGGGTCTTTGTTGAACGCGTCAACGCCGTCCGCAATCGACCGCCCGATTTCTCGGGAGAGTGCGGCCAGTTCTTCCGGTGTTGCGCCGGCCGATTGCTGCCAGCCCGCAAGGTTTCGGCGCAGGGTTGCAAGCTTCTGGTCACGGTCCGCGCTTTGCGGCATCGCCTCCAGCTTGCGAATGGCGTCCTGGTTGACGCGGATATGGCGGCCCGCATGTTGGTTGGTCAGGGCGAGCCGTCCCGGCATGTCGGCAAGCGTGGTTTCGTCGGCCCCGCGCTGAAATACATCCCGGCGCTTGGCCAAGTCGCGATCCAACGCTTCCCGGTAGTCTTTCACGCCCTGGCCGATCGCACCCAGAATGCCGCCATCCTTCGCGGCGGCGCGCATGCGCTCCATGGAGGTCGCCATGGATTGCAGGTTATCGGCCGCATTGGCGAGGTTGGGCGATGCAAGATCGGCCAAAAGCGCGCCGGCCGCCTGCCGGGCGCGGTCGCCAGATTCGGAAAGCCGGTCCAGCGTGGCCTGCGTGTCGGTGGTGATCCGCTTGAGGTTGTTCGCAACCGCGCCCTGGCTGTTGTTGATCTTCTCGATCAGGCCCGGAAGCTTGCCATATCCATTGAGCAGGGCGCGTATACCGCGCGCGAATTCCTGATCGGAGAACAATTGCGGCAATTTGGACATGTCGCCCTTGAGGGCTTTCTCGGAAAGCCTGACAAAGGCATCAATGAGGTTCTCGCCATTCTTGCGCGCGGCGGCCATTTCCTTGCGCAGATCGACGCCCATCTTCTTGAACTTGCCGGCCGTCTCCTCGCTTTCCATCTTCTGGAAGATGTTGTTCGCGCTTGCCGCAGCCTCCTCGGCCGTGCCGGTGCCCGCGCGGATCACCTGGAGCATCGCCACCATATAGGCGAGACCCTTCTTGCCCTCCATGCCAACCGCTTTCGCGGCCGGAGCCATGCTCGGCAGGTAGCGGGCCATGTCCTTCAGTTCAAACTCACCCAGTTCGCCGCCGCGGGTGATCATGTCCTGCGCGGCTTCCAGATCCCTGATCTGGATGCCGAGATGGCGTGTCATCGCCTGCGTGGTATTGGCGATGTCGCCGGTGGCCGCGCCGGAGGCCTGCGCGGTGCGCGTGATCGAGGGCAGCATTTCCATCGAGCGCTGGAAGCTTTCGCCGGAGGCCGTCAGAGCCTCCATGCCGTCCTTCAGCTTGTTGATCGGCATGGCCGTTTCAACCGCAAGCCGGCGCATTTCGCCAAGGCCCTTGGCGATTTCCTCCGGCGAGGCATTATCGCCGGTGATGCCGATGCGCGTCATGTCGCGGTCGAGCCGGGCGAAGTCGGTCAAGGCGCGCCTGGCCTGTTCCACCACCTGATAGGCGGCAAAACCGGCCGCGGCCGCCTTCATCGCGTTGCCAATGCCGGCCATGCGCTCTTCAAAGGCCCGCGCCTTTCCAAGCTGCTCGGAGGCCTGCTTGAACCGCCTCAGGTCGTTGATCGCCGAATTGATGCCCGGGCGCAGGGCGTTCTGCGCGGTGATCTTCGCTTCAGCGCGCACAACGGTCGCCATGGCTCACCCTCTCAGGATGCCGAGCCAGCGCAGGGCATGCGGCACATTCATGCGTTCAATTTCGGAAGGCGGGAGCCCCGCCTGCACCAAAGCGCGGATCAGGGTTTCGACGTGGTCCGCGCGCTGCGAAAAAAACCAAGGATCGCTTCCTCGATCGCCATGCCGAGCGCCATGTTCGTGGCGCGGGAAACGAAGTCCCAATCATGCCCGGTGATGAGCAGGCGGGCGTAATCCTCAACCAGCGGGCGGCTGACCACGGGCATGGTTGCCTTGTCGTCGATCACCCAGGTCAGCGGGTCGCCAAGCCGCATCTGCTCGCCGATGGTCGGGCGGCGCACCACAAGGCTCTTTTTCGGCTCGGCGCCATCGGGGATCGGTTCGGCGAAGTCGAGCCGGACCGATCCATCGGGCAGGTCGCTGCGGTTGAGCGCCTCAGACATTGTTCACCTCGCGGCCCTCGGCCCGCACCATCATGCCGGTGACTTCGCCGGTATTGAGATCGGTGGAGGCTTCGCCGATGAAGACCGCGCGCGAATAGGTGCGGATGGCCCTTTCGCCCGCGGAGATCACCGAGATGCTGGCCGGGGCGGCGCGGATCAGTTCATCGACATTCACGAGGTTGTTGCTTTCGTCGCGCGCGGCAAAGGAGATCGAAAGCTCGTAAGCCCGCGCGGTAAAGCTGCGATCGAGGGAACCGTCATGGTTGACGATGGCCTCGGCGCTGACGGGCGACGAAATTTCCGTGGCGGTGCCGCGCACCTTGATGTTTCGGCCATCGGTGAGCCGGATCTTCAGCAGGCCATAATCAGCCATGATTTGTTCCTCTCAGAAGGGAAAACCCGCGCTCTGGCGCGGGCCGGTGGGGTGCCTTGCGTTCGGCCCGGTAATCAGGCCCGGCAATCAGGCTCGAAACGTCGCGTTGATCGCCAGGATATCGAGCGGGTTCACCACATCCATGTTGCCAAGGCCGATATTCACCCGGCTGCGCTGGGTCACGTCGCGCTCGACGACCAGGGCCGCGGCGAAGGCGCTGCGGTTTTCCATCAGGCCGCGATCAACAAGATCACCATAGAGTGCGATCAGGTCGGCCTTGATGTCGGCCGGGGTGGAGATGGTTGGCACGTTGGCCGGGTTCTCGTCCGCAATCGACTTGTTGGCGTGGCGGAAGGAGAGGCCGGCCCGCATGTAGAGCAGCGCGTGAAGCGCCGCGAATATGTGTTGAATTTCGCGGTAAGTGGTGTCGGGCTGGCCGGCATCATTGTTGCGGCGCATGGTGATGAGCTTGTCGATCACCACTTCGCCGCTCGCGTTGACCTTCCAGGTCGAGATGCCGGAGCCGAGAAGCGCGTTGCGGGTGGCGTAGCTCGGCCAGGTCGAGCGGTCGCGCGGCGGGCGAATGCCGTCGCCGCCAAGGTCGCTCTGGTTGCGCGTGACGTTGCCGGAGGTCGAATCGCCCAGCCAGGGCAGGACGCGACCAACGAGGCCGCCCAGCCATTCCCAGGAGGGCGTGGGCGAGGCGAAGCGGCCGAGCACGGTGATGTGATCGTCGTTCTGCGAAAGCCCCAGGGTCGTGAGGTTGCCGATTGCGTCGGTCCGCACGGTGAAATAATGCCCGTAGAGTTGCTGGTTCCATGCCCAGCGGCCGGTGAGATCGGAGAGGGCGGATTTCGCGGCCGAGATGCTCGCATCATCGCCGAAGGGTGAGATGATCGCATGAAAGGGAAGATCGCCCATGGCGGCCAGCGCCGCGTTGATATTGGCGGCGCCGGTGGCCGTGGCGGTCTGCGCGATGGTGAGGGTGGTGGCGGTGAAGAGGTTGCCGGGGATCGAGCCGTCAACGGCAATCTCGATCTCGTTCATGGTGATGCCGGCATGGCGGGCCGTCAGCGTCACCACATTGCTGGCGGCGGCGGCCGTGACCGGCAGATACTCGAGCGTGACCGGATTGACGAAGGCGTTGATGGCGGCGGCGAGGTTGGTGGCCGTGGTCGCCGCGGCCTCGGAGGGGGCGACGGTGATCGAGACCCGGCGACCGGCGATCTCGATGGTGGCCAGGCCGCCGGCACTTGCCAGCGCGCCGATGGTGGCCGTCCATGCGGCGACCGTGCCGGTGGCGGGAATGGAGACCATGTAGATGGTGGCGGCGGGCGCGGTGCGGCGCACCTTGCGGAAGATTTCATAAAGCTGCGAGCCGTTGCCCGCAAGCTGGCCGGCCTCCTGCACGGTGGTGCAGATGCGCGGTGCATCATTCGCGAGCGAGCCGGCGGATGCCTTGTGGCCCATGACCAGCGCCCAGGACACATTCTCGGACTGGCCGGCGCTGGAGCGCTCGATGAAGGTGCCCGGCGCGAGCAGGCCCGAGCCGGGGATGAAATTGAAGAGAACGGGCATCGGTCACTCCTTGGCGGCGGGCTTGGATTCGGGTTTCGGGGCGGCGGGCTTGTCCGAAACCTCGATCAATGTTCCATCGGCCAGGCATTGGCTCCAGAACGGGTGAAAGGGGTCGATGTCGATTGTCTCGGCGGCCGTCACGACGCGGCCGGAGACGCCCGGCCAGGGCAGGAGCCCCTGCGGGTTGGAAAGCTTCACTTTCATGGGAAGGTCACCGAGGCTTGCTTGTCGCCGCCCTCGCCATTGGCAAAGGCGGGCGGGTTGGCGGAACCGCCTTCACGGGCAAGCGATGCCGCGATGCGGAAGGTTTCAAGGTCTGCGAGGCTTGCCGGCTCGGCCATCGCGGCCACCAGGCGCAAGCAGGTATCGAGAGCCGCCGAGCCGCGGGGCAGGCGCTGCGCCACTTCGCGGAGCGGCGAGGGCAGGCGCGCAAGCCCGCTCTGGCCCGAGGGGAGATGCTCCTGCTGGCGGATCGTGCAATCATATTCAATGCGCCGGGCCGAAACGCGAACGCCGAGATCGGGATCGCGCTGCGGCTCGGAGGATGCCTTCGAAATGCCGATCAGCGGGATGGCGAGCAGGCCATCCATGCGCGCCCATTCGATCCTCTCATGGATCTGCGCCTCGATCAGGTCAAGCATGGCCTCGGCTTCCGCATCGGTCTGCGGCACATCGACCAGGAGATTGCCGTCCTCGTCTTTTGCGGAAAGGGGCAGGGCGATTTCAATGCCAAGGGTGCATTCATCGATTGAATCGCGCGCCATGTCCTGATCATCGCGCGCCTTGCGGCTCGCGCCGTCGATATAGACCGCGACGAAGCATTTTCGCGTGCCGTCCCAGCCATCGAAGGCGCGATCAAGCGCGGTGTCGATCACGCGGCCGCCGGCAAGGGTTGGCCAGCCGGAATCGATTGCGTGCAGGGCATGCGGGGCCAGATCCTCGATCACCGCGAGGCGCAGGGCCGTGCGATTGAGTGCCATGGGTTCAGCCCTTCAGGGAATAGGCGAAGGTGATGCCGGGCATGTCACCGGGCATGGTTTCGCCGAGCTCGTATTCAAGCTCTGGCCTGTCATCGAAGGTCAGCAGGTCGCCCTTGCGGGGCCGGACCTCCATGCCCTCGGGGAAGGTGACGAGGAACCGCGCGCCGGTGGGGGCGATGCGCATCATGCCGGGATTCCGGCCAATGCCATTATCCGCCACGTTGAAACGCTCGGGGAATTCGGTGCGCACCACGCGGCAGGCAACCTCCGGCCGGGCGGGATCGACATCGACCACGCGGGCCGCATTCGGCCCCTTGCTCATGTTGATCCGGCGCGGCAGGAGCCGGGCCGGCTGGCCATGAAGGGTGTGAATGACGCCGGAAGCGAGGGCGGCAAGCCCGGAGAACGGAGAGTTCATTCTATCGCCCCCGGCGCATGCCCCAGAAGGATGGCGGTCAATTCATGCGCGATGCGCGGGCCGAGGCGAGCGCGGGCCTGATTTTCCCAATGCGCGGCAGGCCCCTTCGCCACCATGCCCTCGGGAATGCCGGGCCCCTTCGGACTGAAGCGCAGGGCTTTCGGACCTGTGCCGATGCGTTCGGCGCTCATGCCCCGTTTGGGGCCGAAGCCGCCGCGACGGGAGGGGAAGCGGCCGCCAAGGTAAAAGGTTTTTGGGACAACCTTCCGCGAGCCAAGCCAGAAGACGTTCAAGCCCGATGGTGTTTCTTTGGCCTGGTAGAAAAGCAGGTCCAGCCCTTTTCCGAAGCCGGCAAGGGAGTATTCAAGGCGGGCGGCATTCGCGCGGCGCACCGATGTTCGCTTGCTGACCGCCGCCACGGCGCCAGCTTTTGCGTGTTTATGCTTGCTAATGCCCAAGACCTTGCGCACTTCGCGCAAGTATCCGTTTTTGACCACAGTGCCCGTGCGGTTCAGCGCGCGGGCAATGCCGGTATTCGCGGAGGGGCCGGCCGCCTTCACCAGGTTATCGAGCCCGGTGATTGTGGTGTTCGTGCTGAAAATGAGCATCAGCGCACCCTGGCGAGAATATTGGCGACCTTCGCGCTGATCTGCCCGGCCGGGGGCCTGGGCAGGGCGGAAAGTGAGGCGGCCGCCGAGCGGGCCACCGCGCCGGAATGATGCAGGGCAGCGCGCACCTGCCCGCGCGCCAGCGCGCGCCCGGCCTCGGAGAGGTGGGCGGCGCGCTCCGCGCAAGAGGGGCAGCGCGCCATGATCATGCCACGATGCCGAGGCGAACCGGGATGGTCGCGTCGTTGGTGCCAGCCGCCACCGAGCCTGCATGCGTGCCGATGTGGATATTGCCCGAGGCGACGTTGGTGATGACGCCGGTGGCGGCAATCACGAAGAGCCGGGCGCCGGGGGCCGGGGTGATGGTAGCGGCCTTCTGCAGGGCGAAGACGCCATCGGTGCGGCCATTGAAGAGTTCGGTCGCGTTGGCGTTCGTCATGGCGACGACAAAGGTGTCGCCGATCATGTAGCCGCGACCGGCGACCACGCCGCCCGCGGGGGCGACAAATTCGAGGGTCTTGCCCTCCTGAAGGAAGTTTTTCGCCATGGTTATTCTCCGGGTAAGGTGGGAAATGGCCGCGGCAAGGGCCGCGGCGGGTAAGGTGGGAAATAGCCGCGGCAAGGGCCGCGGCCGGGGTGCAGCTTACGCGCCCGGGTTGCAGAACGCGGCGCGCCAATCATCGCCGCCGATGCCGAAATCATGCTCGACCGTGACGCGCATGCCCTGGCTGCCGAAAGGCTCGTCCATCCGAACGCGCGGGGCGGTGAAGCCTTCAAGCAGGCCGTAGCGGAAATTCGAGCGCGCCGAAGGATCGGTGAAGAGCCACCAGCGGTTGCCGGAAAGCTGATTGCCGACAACCACGCGCAGGCCCGAGAACACGTTCACGCTCTGGGTCTGGTTCGCCAGGATCGTGGTCACGAGTTTCTGCGCTTCGGTTTCCTTGTCGGGCGAGCAGAGGATGAAGGAGGCCGGGGTGTAGAGCAGCGTGTTGCCGTCCACGCTCGTGTATTTGCGCATGGCCGCGCGGCCGGCGCTCAGACCGGCTTCGTTGATGGGTGTTGCGGTGCTCGCAAGGTTGTTGCGCTGGGCGTGGAACATCGCGCCGGTGGCCGGGTTGCCGGCCACGAGCGGCTCCAGCAGGTTGGGGCCGGCGCCGGAATTCAGCGCAAGCTGGGCATAGGCGAGGTTCTCTTCGAGGAGCGCGATGGTCTGGCCATAATCGGCCAGAACCCGGCCGAGCGCGCCGAGGCGGTCATTCACCAGAAGCTGGCGGGAGAAGGCGAGGCCGCGCGCGTAGGAGGCCACCGCGACGGTTTCCTTCTTTTCGCCAACCGTGCCGAACCTGATCTCGCCGGCCTCGCCGACGCGCTGCAGCATCGGAAAGTCGCCGATATTGACCGTGGTATGCGGGCGGAAATCGACGAAATCATCCCGGCGCGCCCATTCGCGATAGGTGGGCGTGAGGCGCAGATAGCGCTGGCCGATCGAGACATTCAGTGCCGATTCGAGGATGATCGGAAAATCCGAGGTGGTGTGCATCGAGCGCTCAAGAAGCTGCTGGCGCTCGCCGAAGGTTTCCGGCACGCGGCGCACGCCCATGCGCTCGGCCGCGAGGGCCACAAGCGAGAGGTCCATGTAGGGCCTGGCGTGCTCGCTGACCTGCCCCTCGCCAAAGCCCATGCCGCGAATGATGGCTTCCTGCATGCCGAGGCGGCGGGTTTCCGTCTCGTCCTGCTCGACGCGCACATGGCTTGACGGGCGCTGACGCTGGGTAATCTGACCGAGCACGAAGGCGCGGAACGCGTCGAGCGTCTCGCCCTGCTCGATGGCTTCGACGCTGCGGGCGGAATCAACGCCATGCTCCTGAGCAAGGCGGGTGATTTCGGCCACGCGGGAGCGCTCGGCGCGCAGATCAGCCTGCGGAGCCGGGGCGGCACGGGTTTCGGTGTTCTGCGCGTTCACGGGCTCTTCCGCCGCGGCGCGGTTCTCATTGTCCGGCATTTCGGACTCCTGGGTAATGGGCGCGGCGGCCCGGTTGAAAACGATGGGTTCAAGGTCACTGTCGGGCGCGGAACGGGTTTGGGCGCCAGCGTCGGCGCCCACCACGACAAACGAAAGCTCAAAGGGCATCCAGCGCGTGACCCGCATCTTCCCTGCCTCGCCGACGCGAACCGGGTCGATGTATTCCGCCTCAATCACCCGGTAGCCGACCGAAATGTTCCGGATGATGCCCTCATTCGCCATCCCCCACATGCGATCAGCAGCAGGATCAATGCCAGGCGAGGGGAACCGAATGGTTGCCCGTCCCTCCTCCCCGACGATCCATGCCCGCTCGACTACGGCGACTTGATTGCGCGTGGAGTAGGTGTCGTGGCTATCGACGACAGCGGCGCCCGCGCTCAAGCGCGTGAAGTCGATCGCGCGCTGGGAAACCTCGAGCTCCTCGTCGAAAGGAAGATATCCCTGTCCGTCGCGCCACACGCGTCGGCGGACTGGCGCTCCAGTCGTCCATGTCACCTCAATGGTGCGCGCAGTCACGTCGGCTGTGTTGATCGTCGCAAGGCGCGTCTGGGCGCCCATCATGGCAAAGTGCGCGTTCATGCGGGCTCCTCTTCATCCGGGGTTTGGGGTTGCGCGGGCTCCTGCACGGCCTGGCCGGTGCGGGTGCGCTGGCGCGGATCGAGATCGAAAATCAGGCCCTTGGGGTCGATTTCCGCAAGGAAGGTTTCCCAATCGGCAACCACCTCGCGCCAGTCGCGGCCCCATGCGCCGATGAAATCCTGCGGCGACATGCGTCCGGCGCGCACCGCGAGGATATCGGCCTCCAGGTCCTTCTTGGGGTCGATCGGTTCTGGCGCAGACATCACGCAACGACGACGCCAGCCATGGCGACGACGCGGCAGCACGCCTGCCAGAATGGCAAGCTCAACCCAGCGGTCGGTGATGCGGCTCAGAACCTGCGGTTCCAGCATGTTCCATTGCAGATCGGCAACCAGGCGCCGGAACTCGATGTTGCCTTTGCGGAGACTGGAATAATTCGCCTGCCGCAAATCGCCGGTGATCTGGTCGTAAGTGCAGCCCACACCCGCCGCGATGCCCTGCAACGCGGCGATGGCGACCGGCTCGAAGCTGGAATTCCCGGCCGGGGCAAAGCCCTGCATTTTCTCGCCGGCCTTGAGCCGCGCGATCATGCCCGGTCGCAGGCCGATTTCATCGAGCCCCGAGGCGGGGCCGGTGGCGGCGGAAGATGTGGCCTCCTTCGGGAGGGGGCCGGCAGCAGCATCGCCGCTTTCGATGAAAATCCCGATATTCGCCTGCATCCGCTCCTTCACGACGAGCGAATCCATCAGGTCCGCGAAGTCGCGGGCGGTTGTCAGCACCGGCGAAAAGGCCGGCACGCCACGCAATTGGCCGGGGCGCAGGCGCCGGTAAAGATGCACGACATCGCGCCGGGGCACGAGTTCGGAGGTAAGGCCACCCGCAATCGCGTGGCCCGGCTCGCCCGGTGCCATGTTGTGCAGCCAGTAACCCACGCGGCGATCATTCGCGCCCAGTTCCACACCCAGGCGGGCGCGGGCCTGGGCATTGGTGAGCGCCAGGCGGTCGCGTTCGTGGTCGATCAGGTCGCCCTCGCCGACATGCAGCGCCATAGGCACGCGGCGCGCGCCCATCTCGCCGAGGCTGAGCGCCCGCATGCGGATGATGGAATCGCCGCCCTCCATGGCGGCGCGAAAGGCAAGCGACACTTCGGACAGGAAGTTGCCTTCCTCCTGGATGTCGGCATGGGTGGTCCATTCGTCCCAGAGATTTTGGGCGATCTTGTCGTCCTTCGCCGAGCCGGTATCAAAGCGCACCGTGAGATCGGTGCCGATGACATGGCTGGTCAGCACATCAAGCGCGCGGGGCCCGATCCATGAATTCCGCACGAATTCGCGGCTGCGCTCCCGCAGGATGGGCAGGGCGCGGGCAATTTCGGCGTTGGCGGAGCCCCTGCCCTGCCGGAAGGAGGATGTGCGGCGGCCGACCTGCGCGGCATCATACCCGCGCAGCGCGATTTGCGCGCGGGCGATGCGCATGGCATAGCCGGGCATGAACATGCCCAGCGCCCTCAGATAACGAGACATGGGGTCAATCCCGGCTGTGCGCGGTGACAAAGACGCGCGATGGCGCGGCCGCCCCGGCAAGTTCGACCTTCAGGCGCTCGATGGTGGCTTCCAGATCGGCGCGGCTGCGGAATTTCACGCGCTGCGTGACCTCGCCCTGCCTCACCTCGGTTTCGAGCGCGCCGGTCGCAAGCGCGGCTTCGAGTGCATCGATCTGCGCTTGCGTGGCCATGGATCACCTCAGGAGTAAAACGCTTGCATTGCCGCGACATGCTCCTCGACAACGGAGAGGCATTGATCGTGGTTCACATCTGCGGAAATATGCCTGGCGTATTTTTGGACACGGCCACTTTCGAGCAGGACATCCGCCCAGAGCAGGCGCTCCCCGTCTTGAGTGGTGACGCCCCAATCAAGAAGCCTGTGCCGGGACGCCGGGGAGTTCGAATCGGCCCTGATCTCCATTTGCGTGGCCATGGATCACCGGAATCTGGAATTCCACCTCTCGCCATCATCGGGCGGTCGGCGGTAGGTTTGCGTTTCGGGTTCTGGCTCGGCGGCCGGTGCCGTGAAGAGGTTCTGTTCGCGGGCCTCTTCCGGCACGCCACGCAGGAGCGCGAGGGCCTTCCAGTCCCCCTCGGTGGTGCCGGCCGTGAGGTGCTCGAAGAGCGCCATGTTGCCCACGCGGCAATCGAGGAAGTGGTTTTCCCGCATTTTTCCCCACTTCTTGCCGGTGGGCACGCCCTTGAACGTGATGTCCACGAGGCGCTCGGCGGTCAGCTGCTTGAAATATTCCTCATCCGCCCAGGCCGGGAAATGGCAGAAGCCGGCCGGAATGGCCGAGAAATCCGAGGATTTCCGCTCCTTGCCGAGCATCGTGTAGACCTGCGCCTTGAGCGGCCATGTGCCGATGATCCAGAGCCGGCAGCCTTGCCGGATCTTCTGGCCCGCCACGTCGATATCCACCAGTTTCGGCTGGCCGATGGCGGGGCGTCCCCATCCATCTTCGCCCTTGCTCGCAAAGACGAGATCGCGGCCGATTTCATGGTGAAGAGTCTGGTTGCCGCGCACCCATTGCGCGACGATGTGCTGGCGGAAGCCGGCATCGACGCCGATGGCATCAAGGCGGCGCTCGCGCCCGAAGGCATCGGGGAAGCGCCGATCAATCGTTTCGGCCCGCAGGCGCTGAAAAACCGGGTTGTCCGGGCTGTCCGTGTCGCCGCCGAGATAGAGCGCATCAACAAGCCAGGACCGCCGATCCGGCGCCCATGCGACGATTTCCAGCCAGATGCCGCGCATCTGCACATCGGCATAGGATGTGAGAACGAGGCCATCCGGCGGCACATGGCCGCGCTTCAGGTGCTCCTCGCGCCGGGCAAGCAGCTTTTCATGATCCGGCGCATCGCCCCGATACTGGAAGGGCAAGCCCAGCACCAGGTTGTGAAAACCCTTGAGGCCGATCTCGCTCTTGCTCGACGCGATGTAATCCGAAGCGATAGCCTCGTAACTCATCATCAGCGATTCAAAGGCGCTGATATGGAAGCCGGGATGGCGCTGCCCCTCGGGCTGCGTGGCCACCCAGCGCGCGCCATTCTCCGGCCGCAAGGCAACGCGCCGCTCGGCCTCGCTGATCTCGTGGCCGCAACCCTCGCAGATGTAGCAGGACCGATGCGGGGCGGCCTCGTCGACCCGGAAATTCTCGAAGCGATGATATTGCAGCGTGCCGCATTCCGGGCAGGCAATGTGCCAGAAGCGCTGATCGGACCGCCTGAACGACCGATCAATGCGGCAATGCCCGGGCTTTTCGCCGAGCGGGTCGCCGGTATCATATTCCGGCGTGGAGATTTCGAGGATCTTCCAGTCGCCCGAGGCGCGGAAGGCGGTGAAGCGACCGAAGAACAGGTCTTCGGGGTCTTGCGCGCCGGGAATAGGCTCCCACTTGGAGAGCTCATCCTTGACGCCCTTTTTCACGGTCTTGGACGAGAGGTCCATCACCGAATTGGCGTTGCCGAGCCAGAGCCGGCCACCGCGGGTGAAAACCTTCTCGTAGGTCGTGCTGCCCTGGCCGGAGCGGCTGACCGTGGGCGCGATGAGATTGCGCTTCAGGCGCCGCTGCATGGCGTCGATCAGCGGTTGCAGCTTGCCGGAATTGAGATCGCGCAGGGCGTCAATGCCCGGCACGGCATAAAGCATGTTCGCCGGTTCGCAATCCGCGACATAGAGCACCCAGGCGAGTGCTGCGATGGAGGCGCCGGTCTGCTGGCTCTTGCGCACCGTGACGAGTTGGGCCGGATGGTCCTCCGAAAGGCAATCGAGGATATCGACCAGATAGGGCGCGCCCCGCGGCGACCACATGGAGCCGGCGAGCGGGCCATCGACCAGCACGACATTCTTCGCGGCCCACTCGCTGACCCGCATGGGCGGCAGCGGCTTCAGCAATTGCGCAAGCCGCTGACCGATCAGGCGCATCGCGGAGGGATGCGTCAAAGTCATGGTGGACTCCGTCAGCCGAGGAGGTCGTCCTCGTGCGTCAAGGTTTCATCGCGGGCCGGGGCGGCTTGCGCCAGGGCGGCGCAGGCCTCGGCGATGCGGGCGCGCATCTGCTCGTTGGCCTTCCTCGCCGCCTGCCGAACCGCGTGCATGTCGCCGCGCCCGTAAGCCGCGATCAGATCATCCAGAAACGGCAGGATATCCACCTGCCGGGCGATTTCCTCGGCGAGGCGGGAGGCCGCTTCCTCAACGCGATCAACGCGCACCAGCGCTTCGGCCTCGGCGGCCAGGCGCAGGCGGGTGAGGCGTGTCGCCTCGATGATCTGCTCGCGGCGCGCGCCGTCCAGCGTGGCGTTGCCTGCAAGGGCGGTCGCATCGGGCGGTGAATGCTCGCGCAGTTTCGTGCTGTCGCCATGCGTGTGACGCAGGCGGTCAAAGCCTTCGCGATCAACCCTCGAGACCCGGCCGCGACTATCGCGCTCCACCGGCAGGCGGTGCTGCTCGATGAGGCGCTGCACCATCTTCGAGATGGCCTGCTTGGTCTTGCCATCCCGGGCGGCGAGTTCGCCAATCGTCATCAGCGCGGGCGCGTGGGTCATGGCGGGGCTCGCGGTGTCAATCGCTCCTATCACGCGGATAGCATTGCGGTTTGTGTCAATCGGCGGGCGGGGCTGTCGCCCGTGTCAACCCGCCTCGAAAATCAGGCCGACTGGAAAAAACGCGGGCCGCTTTGCGCCGCGGGGGAGGGGCGCGCCGGGAAGGACCCGCAAGAGGGGGGGGGCGGCGAAGGCCCATGCCCCCCAACGAAAAACCGCCCCCCGATTTCCCGAGAGGCGGCTTGCGAACCTTTTTATCTGTGAGGGAATATGCCGCAATAGGAGGCGCTTGTCAAATCGCCTTTAAGTCATTGGAGATGAAGTGGTTTTTGACCTCATCCCCGTTGGAATTCTAGGCGGCCTTCTTGGCCTTTGCCCATGGCGCGGGCGCGGAGGCAGGGGGAATCGGCTCGAAGTCCTGAAGACCATCGGCCAGCACGGCAGCGAGCAGCACAAGCCCCGCATGCCAGCATCGATATTCCGCCCGATAGAAGGCGACATCATCGGCGGTGAAATCGCGCCCTGCCTTTCGGGCGCGGCCCCGCTCATCCCGGTCCGACCGATCAGTCACACCGCGGTCCCGCGCGCCGGCAGGCCGCCACCCGTCGCACCATTCGGGCTTTGTGCCGTTCTTCGCATGGATGATGAGCAGCGCCGGCAGATGGCACGGCGTGAGGGGAGCGCGCACGCCGCTCACCTCCATCCAGAAGCGCTTGGCCTTGTCGCGCACGAGGCTTGCCCCCGCGCTTTCGAGCCGGTCCGGGCTCCACACGCCCCCCTCATCATCGATGAAGAGATCATCGAGCCGCAGCACCGTGTCATGGATGATCTCGGCATCGGCCGGCGCACGGGGGGCGAACATGCCGGCAGGCGTGGGGTTGTCGATGCGCACGCCATATTTCAGGAAATTCTCACTCGCCACCACCCATGCCGCCGCGCCATTGCCCCGGCCGCTGGTTTCTCGCATCACACGGTCCACCTTCTGCCGCTGATAGGCCCAGCGAAGCAATTCCTCGATATCGATCCGTTCTTTTGCCACTTCGCCATTCCTTTCGAGGGTTCGAGGGTCGTTCGAGGGTGGGAAATCCACCCTCGAAGCCTTTTTGCCTTTATCTCTCAATATCTTATTTCATTCTTTCGAGGGTTCGAGGGTTAAACCTCGTAATGTATATAGAAAAAGAGAAAGCGCAGTTTTCCACCCGAAGCCCTTTTCATATACGTATAGGCGCGCGCGACCCTCGAAC